GGGAACAGTTGAAGATAAGAAGTGGCATATTCAGCAGAATATCCGTGTAAAGCATGAAAAGGGTGATTCACCTATTGAGCCAAAGTACCTTAACAGCTATATTAAGGATTTTGCTCAAAAGAATAAGCTTGATCATAACACCGCTGTTCACGTAATGCGTATGGCACATTTAGAGCATCAATCTCACGAAGCTAGTGGTGGGAAGCGCGGAAATCCAAAGCCATGGCAGACGATTACTTCCGGAGCTATTGAGCATCGTAAGCGCCGTATCGGTACAGAAACTGAGATTAAAGAGCGCTCTACAGCTAAGCAGAGTATGAAGAAGGCAGAAGCCAAGGAGCAACGCGGTGGAGGCAATAACACCAAGAAGGTAAGAGCTGAGACTCTTGCTAATAAGGTGCTTAGTAAGTTTACTGCGGTAGACGATGGCTCCAAGAAAGCGTAAACCTGTAAGAAAGGGCATGTCCCTAGCTGTTCAAGCTGCTAATCAGGGTGACTATGTATGGCACCCTGATGAGAAAGTACACAGCTGGACCTGTGATAAGTGTGGAGAAAAGATCAAAGCACGCCCAGATTTACATGATAGTCGCATTAGCTTAAGTCAATTTGCGATGGAGAATAACCTTAAAGTCATTGGCGCTAAGTCAGTTGACCACGTTCGCCGCAACTGCGGCCCAGAACCACGACCAGCGTATCGAAAGGATATCGATGGCTAAGTCAAAAGAAAAAGTTGTAGGCGGTGGCAAGGTTTATAAGGGCTCTAAGCAAAATGGTGGGCGCCCTATAGTGGTAAAACACTATAAAGAAAATGGGGAATGGAAGACTACCACCACTAATGCAGCTCGCCACAAGGTTGAAAAGAGTCGTGGAAAGAAACTTTCACGTAATGTTGACGTAGACCATATTGATAACAATAAGAATAACGATTCTAGTGGTAATCTTAGGACCATGTCCCACGGCAAAAACGTAGCCAAGGAGAACAAGCGTAGAGCTGGAAAGAAGGCAAAGTGAAGTCTAATCCTCATTCTAACGTCAACCATCGTGCCTTTAGCATGGATGACCTTGAAGGTCTGAAAAAGGGTGAAGTTGACTGGAGCGCTATGGAAGCTGAAGCTAAGCGTGACCTAAGAAAAAATAAAAAAGCTATTGAAAAGAGTCCTGAAGACTACGAATACTAAGACATATGCCAAAAAATCCCTGGGTCTGTGAGATCTGTGGTAAATCGTATGTCGTTGCATCATTAGCACGATGGTGTGAAGAAAAGCACTTGGAGGAAGAATATGGCAAAAACAGCTAAGAAGGCGGCTGCAAAATCTCCAGCCTGGACACGTAAAGCTGGCCAAAATCCTAATGGTGGTTTAAATGCTACTGGCCGCGCTTCTGCTAAAAAAGAGGGGCATAACCTAAAACCTCCAGTAAAAAAGGAAGAAGCAGCAAAGTCTAAAAAGTCAGCTGCTCGTCGTAAGTCCTATTGTGCCAGATCTGCTGGTCAAGCAAAGATGTTTCCAAAAGCCGCTAAGGACCCAAATAGCCGTCTAAATAAAGCAAGACGTGCTTGGGATTGCTAGATAAACTTATCTAGTCCCTACGCGCATGGGATTATAAACTCTCTAGAGAAAAGGTAATAAATGACACTCCCAGTAGATAATAGCGGAAACGTAGCCGTTGACTTTGTATGGGGTAACTTCCCTATCCAACCAGATCAGGCCCGTACCGGATCCGGAGCTTCTGTAGTCGTTGCAAACAACGCAGCTCAGAACCACGGATGGTCAGGATACTCTGTATATCCAAGCTCAACCCTTACAGAAAATAACACCACAGTAACTCTTAATCAGCTTTCCTACACTGTAGCCCCAGATAACCATGTTATTGCATATCAGGGCTGGAACTCGTACCCATCAACAGACGCACAGTCTGGTGTACTTCCAAGTCAGATGCCTTGGTCACCAATTACCTATGTAAGCGGTTCAGGCGTTGTTTCTGGTGCTTCATATGTAACTGTTCCAAACGTTATTGGAAATAACGTACAGGGTGCAGAAGATGCCCTACACGTTGCTGGCCTTGACGTAGTAATCGCTACTCGCACCTCTGGTGCAACACTTGCAAACCACGACACTGTATACAGCCAGAGCATTGCGGCTGGTGCTTCTAGCATCGCTCAGGGCACTTCTGTTACAATCACAGTTTACAAGTTCCACGATGCCTCAACTAACCCAGCAGGAAACATTAACGGATAATATCCGTAAAAAGAAGAAGCCCCCGAATATCGGGGGCTTTTTCATTTATACCGTCTTTAAGAAGGCATTAACGGCATAGTTGTCGGTTCTATACCGGTTGTAATAGTTAACGTGCCAAGGACTGAAGTCCTTGCCGTGACCACTCATGGAGTAGGCAATCTCGGCGTTAACTAGGGGATTTTTTAAGGCATTCCTAGACTTTAAGCAATAGTAGGAAACCCGGTACTTTAAAGCACCGTATAGATTGATCTGAAATAGTCCATAAGAATCATCACCGGTTCTAGGGTTGAGATTGTGAGTTCCAGGATGTCCTTGCGACTCTTTCATAGCAACCCCGTAGGCAACACGAAGCGCTTGACCTTTAAAACCCACATATTTGAGTAAATAAAGGAGCTGAGCTTTAGTTAGGGTTTTGGCCTTTAGTAAGGCTGTGATTGGATCTACGGCTACTTTATGGGCTACTGGTTTTACTACAGTAGCTGGTAAGGCGTATGCCGTATTTGCGATGCAGGTGAGTGCTGCAAAGATGAGACAAAATATTCTATTTTTTGCATTTATAAACACACTATCTCCTAGGCTAGAGGACCAATCCTAACCACCCTATATCTTTCACCTATAGGAGGCAATTTAGCGTCTGTCTGCCAAATTCGGGCTGCAATCCTTTTGTTACGTAGATGCGTGATGGCCCAG